ACCCCATTCGTCAATGCAAGGGAGCATAGACCACTGCTCTGGTATGAACAGACCACACAGTCCAGTCTTTCCTTCTGCATCTAGTAGGTTAGTCTCAACGGCCAGTACGTCCTTGGAGTCTGGGTTGAGAATAAGTTCTTTTAAGGGTTCGCACTGTTCAAGGTCACCCACGGATCCTGCAGCTGCGAACATACCGGTGTAGATCATACCTGATTTCATGGCAGGAAGCAGGTACTCCAGCGTCTCATTCATCTTAGGGGCAATACCTGCCTCCTCGTGGAAGAAGAATCTTACCGGACCCCCTACACCGTTGGTAGGATCTTTTTCAAGCGCTGTACCTGCCATTACGGATTTCAGACCCACGTCACGCTTTCTTCCTCCCTGGTTCACCTCAATCTTCTGTTCCCAGGACATTACCTTGTCTGGGTTACACGGGCGGTACCAGGCAGTGTAGGTATTGAGGAAGTTGCGGTACTCGTCAAGGAAACGCCATGTACCTTTCTCGTTGATATAATCTTTGAGTGAGGCAGCGATCTTGCAAACAGCACCTTCTTCAAACCAGAAGATGTTGATCATGCGCCCTGCATGGTAGTAGGAGGATGCTATCTGACGTTTTTTAAGAATGGCTGCATGCTTAAAGCTTACCTCAGCCAGCTTCTCATAAAGAGCCATGTGGTACTGCGCGTCACGCACGTCAGCAAACGTAAACTTCCCTACCTCCTTGTTGTAGATAGGCAGGAAGTTGATCCACATGTAGTAGTCACGCGTAAGGTACCAGGTCTTCTCACCGTTTTTGAAGATCACTCCATTACGGCACTTGTCTTTTTCTGTATCCCAGTAGTTGATATAATCCTTACTGCGCATGGGTGCATTGGTAAACACGCGGTACTTGTTGAACACGCGCGCCTGTGCATTGAAGAGCAGCGAGGTCTCATCAAACTCATACTTGCCTGGCTCTTTGAATACAGACCAGAGGAAGTCCTGAAACTCCTCCCTGGTCTCAAAGTCAGTTCGTGACCACTCTTTGGTCACTGCGTCATATGTGGGTACAGATATAAACATTAGGATAGGTCAGCGTCTGGGGTGTCTACTATTACTCTCACAGTGGTGCCGTCAGCATAATCCCAGATCACGCCGGTAACCACATACTGGTCAGGTGAGATGGTGATGATGTTTCCTTTCTGAGGAACCTGTGTAGCAGGACGGGTGATAATGTGCCCGTCAGTTCTGTGTTCAATAATTACTCTGTAGGTTTTCATTTGGTTTTGGTTTTTCTGGTGAATTGAATATGACTCATAAGTTTTGCAAGCTCTCTGTGCTTGTAGACTATGTGGGTTCCTTGTCTGCCGGAGAAGTACGCTTCCAGGTCATCGCGGTGAAACGCATACCAAGTATCATTATACCCGTTATAATGAAACAGCCAATTATAAAACGCCTTATCATTTTTAAGTACCAGTGGTTTACTCCTGATCATACGCCAGTCGCTGGCCTCCACGTACCTGGCTTTTCTGTTCTTCCATAAGGTCTTTATATGTTCCCTTATAAGCAGAGCGTATAGCTTCAAATTTTGCAGCAGCGTTGACCAGCGCTGTGATATTTCCATCGCGACCATGTTCAATAGCAGTAGTCTCCATGTATTTCGCGAGACGGTCAAGCATGTGCTTGATACCCATGTACGCTCTGTACGTAGGCGTTTCATACAGTTTTTTACAGAGCTCCAGAGCCGCAATAATGGCGTCATCTTCCGTTGAGAACTCTGCTTGTAGCTGTGACAGAATAATTTCTTCTTTTTCATTTTCAGGCGCGTCAAAAAAGGGATTCATATCAGGATTAGGACAGGTCATGTAAAACAGGTAAGCATAGACCTTCACATGATCTTCAGGGTATTCTTCCATAATGCGTTTGAGGTACGCAAGTGTGTGGCAATGTTCTGAGGGTACCACTTCCCCGTTGTGTATATCAAATAGCTTTACCATTTCTTCCAAATGTTATGTTCTTCTTTACTCTGAGATCCTTGTGGGTATACTGCCACATCTCTCCATTTTCATTTAAGATCACCGTGTAGATGGTGTCTGTTTCATGACCGTAGTCTGTTACCAGCCAGATGATCCCCGGCCCATTGGGTGTTTCCACCTCAATTCTGTTTTGTGGCTCAAATACTGTCATTTTGTAGCTCAGGGATTTTTATTTCTACTGCTTCATCACGCAGAAGCAGTGCGTTGTACAGGTTCTTATCCTGGCTCCACTCTTTGCCGGTCCAGAATTCAAATCCTCTGAAGGATCCTTTGTACAAACAGCAGTGCTCATATCCACCCAGCAGGTACACGTGCGTGCATCCCAGGGCGCGTGCCAGGTCACACTCGTGCATCTGTGCCACGTTACCAAGGGAAAGCTTAGGATCCTGATAGTCCCATACAAACTGCATGGCCACAAACTGGTCCTCGTAGATCTTGTACAGGCTTATACCAATAAGTTTATGCTGGTAGTAATACTCAATCACGCGGCAGTCCTGGAAATACTCCCACTGGATGTCTCTTGCAAAATCATGATGAGCGCAATAGCTCTCATATAAGCGCTTATATTCTTCCTGGTAGCGTAGTATATTACCCGCAGCGACTTCTATGTTCCTGGCCAGCTTTCTGACGGTCTGAGTAGGGTAGTAGTACTCCAGATCCAGGCGCACACTTCTTAGGTTAAACCACTGATCACCCCATGGGATCCAGCCTTGCTTCAAAGCGTCTGCTCCTGACTCGCCTTCCTCCAGGGTTCCATAAGGATTGGAGAAGATGAAGTCCATATGCTTCACCTTTCCAAAACCCTCAATATGATCAAAGTGGACCTTCATTACTTTTTCTTCCTGATGATAGCTTCTGCGTTGTCCTTGTACCATGACATGATGGCCATGACTTCATCTTTGAGGTAAGGCAGCTCGTAAGGCACAATGGCTTTGAGAATCGGGTTGCCATCCTGGTCAAGTTTGGTGATAGGGTAGCCGTATTGGTCTGGCTCTTCCTGTTCTTCAAACTGAATGTGGTGAATGATCAGTTTTCCTGGCTTGAGCTTAGGATTGTGCTTTAAGATCATGTACATGTAGATGGAAAGCTGCAGGTTGTAGTGATTTAAGTTGCAGTCATCCAGGTGAGACACCGGTGCATTCATCTTTTGAGAGATGCCTTCCCAGTTACGGTAGGATTCTGTCTTGATTTCCTTGTTGGTCTTGTAGTCTGTGATGTGTACTTCACCGTTAGCTACTTCTACCAGGTCAGATTGACCGCAGATGCCCACGGATTTGAGATATACCAGGTGTTCTGGGTAGATACCGTCAATAAGTTTCTGAGAAGATGCCATTTTCTTGCCATTCTCGTCCACAATAGGGCGGATCACAGGTAGTTCAGTCTCATAACGCACGATGGTTTCACAGTTGGTGATGTCCTGCTCGCGCTGATCATGGTACCAGTTACCAAGATTACACGCACGATCCGCTTCATTTTTCCAGACCTGCTGTATTTGCTCTGGCGTCATGCCAAACCACTTGCTTTTCTTGTTCGTAGCGCTCTTCTGCGCAATGGATTTGCCGTCAAAGGGCTGCTTGAGTGCACCAATCAGCGTGGTGACAGATATCCAGCGGGTGTTATCCTGCGGATCTACTGACACATAGCTGTGTGACTCCGGATGAAATACTAGACTCATTAGTTTTGGTTTTCAGGATTGATACTTGCTCTGATAGCGTCTTCTTCTTCTTGGGTGACCGCTGCATCCCAGTAACCCTCTGGACATGAGGAACTTAAAGAGCGGGTCTTGAATTTCAGGGAGCATCCGCACTGTGGACAGCACGGGTGAGTGCCGGGAGCTACACAGTTTTTCTCTCCTTTTTCCTGCATGAAAGGGCAGGAGTCACAGATAGCCTTGCGGTGCGTGGCTATTTGTTCAATGTGTTCTACTTTGAAAATGGAATTGGTAACACCTTCCAGGATCTTACCCTTCTCCTTCCAGATCTTGATCACGTTTTTTAGCATAGCTCTCCTTCTTTTTCTGTTTTACTTCTTGCTTTCTCTGAGCTTCTGCGTCCATAAGGGACAGTGCACTGTTATAGAGTTGCAGTTGTTTGCGTACATCCATCTTGGTTTCATAAGCCTTGATAGACTCACCTTCATCCACCGAGTCGTGAAATGCCTGGTAGCGTTCCAGTTTGGATTGTACACGCGAGCGGACCAGTACAAAAGTTCCCAGGTTGGGAACGTTGATGTTGACATGGTCCAGTGTAGCCAGCTTGCGTTGCACGTAGGTGTAGTAGAATGAGGCTATCTCATCTACCAGGGCAACGTCATAGCCGGTGATGTCAGCAGTTTTCTGACTGATTTGCTTACGCTTTAGCGGGTTCAAGAGCCAGAAAATTATAGTCCAACAAAATGTTCCCCTTGCGGTGGATGACAAGCTCCGGGTGGATCTGCACCTGTTTGTTATTGGAACCGCTTTTCACCACGATGCTTCGTTTCACCAGCTTTGTGATACGGTTGCGCACGTTCTGTGAGCGGATAGAGAATTCCTCAGGTGTTACATCCTTGTAGATATGCTTGGCAGCGGCATTGCAAAATGCGCTGAGTTCAAGAGGACCCCACATTGCCAGTAGCGTGAGGAGTTCAATGTCGGAAGGAATAATGTGTTCCTTTCTGAAGAAGATAAGCTCTGTGATGATCTGGTACTTGACCAAATCAAAGGAGCTCACACGGACCTTCTTCTGTACTTTGTTTACTTCCATGGTTTTTCATAGGTTAAATTTCGTGTGTTGCATGAGAGACTTGCACTCTCATTACGCCCTTCAACTCCTGCCCTGCGATGCAGAAGGCTAACAGTTCCACCTCTGTGGGCGTGTTTTTATTCAACGCTTCAACCAATGCAACACTTACTCTTTGTAGCGGGGGGTGGATTCGAACCACCGGCCTTCAGGTTATGAGTCTGACGAGCTACCGCTGCTCTACCCCGCACTGTGGATCCCCGACTTTAGCTTAGGATCTCTATGTGTAAGCGCTTCGACATTGGTCTTACCTTACACAGCTAGTCAGATTTACGCTGCAGCCGCATCTGACGCGCTCCCTCGTGACACTCTAGTAAGCAAAGTGACAGGGGCACCAGGTTGTTAAGTAGGGATTACCAGATCAGAGCGATGTCGCGTTCAGCAATCATCATTTTCTGCTCCTCTCCAAAGACCACGATGTCAGCATGCTGCAGGTAAGTAACCGGTACATAGACCTTGTCACCCTGTTTTACCTGGGTAACTTCAGGTCCTGTGGCAAATACTTCCAACGCTGTCCATTTGGCCATCATTTCTTTGTCAAGTTCCGCTTCCGCTTCTGGTGAAAGCTGGATAGCGCTTTTTGGTCTTACGGGACGCGTTAACAGTACGCGTGACCCAAGTAGTTTAAAGGTTTGTTCACTCATGATATTGGTTATTAGTCTTTCCAGGTTATTGCTTTGACTGCCCACATCTGTGCTGCCTGCAGTTCGGTGATTGCAATGGAGCAAAGTCTCTTCTGCTCCTGGCTTGTTGTGATGTTTCTTAAGTAGTTCATCTGGTCAATCAGATCAGCGCAGCCTTGCTTTGCTTTTCCTACTTCATCATCATTTGACGGATTGAACGTAAGGCCTACTGCCTTTTGCCCAAACGTGAGGTCTTTTTTTTCTTCCATGGGTTTTAGATTGAAAGGCTAAAGGTGGCTTACTCAACCACCTTTAAACCTTGTGAGTTTGGTTTTTCATCTGAAGCAGTTTCTCCACCCTTACCTTCAGCTTTCTCTTTTGCTTGTTTCATTTGATGGCTGGCATTGGCCAGGAACAGCTGTGCTTCTACCATCTGCGCCTCTGCAACCACTGCACGGCTGTTTAGCTCTGTAAGCTCGGTGCGTAGACGTGCCAGCTCCAGTTGCTCATTATACCAGGTAATAATCTCTTCCCTGGATTTTGGTTGTTGTTCTGTACTCATAAGTTAGTTTTTGTAGATCTTCTTCATTACAAATATACTCAACAAGTTTAACTTCTACAAATTTGTTCATATATTTGTAGAGGTTTAAACTCAAAAGCTTGATTTTCCTTGCTTTGTTGACCTTTCTAACTTGTAGACCTATGAATGACAAAATCAAGCTATTTGGCACCGGTGTACTCCAGGTATACTTTGTGGCCATCAACACGGTGTTCCTATCCCGTGAGCTGTACTGGGGTGTTCTCTTTGCAGCATTTGCGATCTCCATGATCTGGAGTTACAATATCAAGAAGATTGCCTTTGGCACCCTGGCAGAGCGTATCTGTTACTCACTGGGTGCAACAGCAGGTTCACTGCTTGGGCTATATACAGCCCATTTTTTCTAAGTGTTTATTTAATCCCTATACTATGAAACCAGCAAACAGAGTTCGCAAGAACGAGATCAAGTACCTGGTCGAACTGAACGAGGAGCAGAAGCATGCTAAAGCTCTCATCAGGGAGAACCAGATTGTTATAGTCACAGGAAGAGCGGGGTGTGGTAAATCCCTGGTATCTGCACAGACGGCACTGGACTTTTTGTTCAAGAAGGAGTGCGATAACATCTATGTGACGCGTGCAACCATAGAAGTGGGTAACACACTGGGTTTACTCCCCGGTAACATGGATGAGAAGTTCAACCCCTACTTGGAAGCCTTTATGGAAAACCTGGTAAAGTGCTATGACAAGAGCAAGATTGAGCAGATCGTGCGCGATAAGGCCATTGTAGCACTGCCCGTGCAGTTCATCCGCGGTAAGACAATTGATGATGTGCTTATCGTAGAGGAAGCCCAGAACCTTTCCAAGGCACAGATGCTTGCCATTCTCACACGCCTGGGCAAGACCGGTAAGATCATCATCAACGGGGACAATGAGCAAAAGGACATCAGGGACGATTACAACGGACTGAGTTATGCCATTGAACTGAGTAAGAATATCAAGGGGATCCAGTGGATCAAGCTGCAGCACAACCACCGCTCAGACCTTGTAGGACAAATTTTAGACTTTGAATACAGATAGCCATGACCATACGCAACGAATTTGAAATGGGAGAGATCGTATATCTCAAGACAGACCCGGAACAACGCCCACGCCAGATTGTAGGGCTTATCCTATCCATTGACGGAGGGATGCTGTACAAGTGTGTAGCCGGTCTGGAAGTAGACCTGCACTTTGAAGCAGAACTCTCGCGCGATAAAGACATGGTCCTGGTAACCACCTATTAACCCTACCCTGTCAAACAAGAAAACCCCAGGTATCCCCTGGGGTCTTTTTTTGCGTGGAATTTTTTATTCTGGATTAATCCCAGGTAATGCCCAAGTATATCTGGTACACTTCACCTGGAAGGAAGTGGTTGGTCAGATACAGATCTGTACCATCCAATATAAACTCACCAAGGTGTGACTGCGTGGTGTTTAAGTGCTCAAGCAAGCTGTCAAGAGTAAATCCGCCGGGTACATATTCCCAGTTGGTTCTGATGTCTCCATAGTCACCATCCACATCACGGTTCCAGTAAATGTTCAAACGGTAAGAGTCACCGCTGATCTCAGGAGCAAAGACCTGGACACTGGTCCAGTTGCCTTCACCATCCTGCTCATAACGGTACATCTCAGGCCATGGGATTAATACATCTTGTTTACGACCCGCACGCACTGGAGTCATGGTGCGTCTGGCCAGTTTTCTGTCAAGTATTTCTGAGCCCACAACGTTACCACGGTTGCTCAGTGCATAGAGTTTTTTCATAGGGTTATCTGTTAACTAGAGGTTCATCTATAAGATACTGATTTTTCGCGTGATAATAAAGATGCGGGGTGCACACTGTAGTAAGGGGGCGGGCGCAAGCCATTATTGCTGGGCGAGCTTCTGACACGGCGGATGGAGGAGAGTATGGAGGAGAGAGAGTGAGGTACCCCCCAGCCCAGCTCCCCCCACCCAACACCAACGACCCTGTACCCCCCATGTTGTCCAGGATCCCTAAATCGCACACACTATGAAGCAATACGTAATTGCAGGTGTAGTGATCCTTGCTAAGTCACTGCGGGAAGCGTATGCTTACTACAGGAACTTCTGCAAGGAGAACGGTGAGTGAGATGCTCACGCCTGCGCAGGCACAACGGAGAGGTAGTACTAACTATCTCTCTGTTCTGTATATATAGGACCCTTTACACCCCAAGGAATCCAGTGTAACAAGGAACTCACCAAGGGGGAGTGTAGCCAGCCGTGGCTCACACTTAATATACCTACGAGAGGATGTCCTACGGGTTGAACTTGTTACACTCTTTACAATTAGTACATACCTTAAATACTTTTCACTTATGAGACTAAACTCTGTAAAAAAAACTGTTCTGCCATTTCAAATTGCTATGCTCTTTGTCATTGGCTTTGTGCTTGCATCTGTCATGGCTATTTGCCTTACAGGCTTCATCGCATTGGTCACACCAGCAACATTAGCAGAGATGATTGAGGCGCCTATCATGGCGATCATCAACTTCCTGCTGTTCATCATCAGCTTAGTGTGTGTTGGCAACTGGCTGTGGGATTAACCTCTCACAGCCAATTGGCTTCTCATACCACAGTTTACACCCCAATTTGTTCAGTATTAACTAACACATAACACACATGTCACAAGACTTAAAACCATTCGTTTCACAAGGCTGGGTCATCATGGCCGCAAGCCAAGCTGATGCTGATAAAGCCATCATTGCAATGCTTGAGCGCGATGCTAAAGCGCACAAAGCAAAACAAGCTAAGAGGTAGGCAACTGCCTCTTTAGCTTCTAACAACACCTTTTACACCCCACTTTATTCAGTTCATTAATTACTAACTAAAAAAACCTTTCACACATGAACAATCAAGTAACTATCGTCCCTGCATCTGAAACTGGTGCATTAGTGCAGACTTACAAGTCTAACCCTGCTTACGGCTACATCCAACTCGCTTCTGAGGAGATGTCCATTGACGGCACCTGGATCCGCACCAAGAAACGTTCTACTCTGCTTCGCGCTGAGACTGAGCTCTTGCACAAGTTCGTTGCCACTGTTGGCAAGACTGGCTCTATTCCAGGCAAGATCGTTGTCCGCGAGTTCCTGGAGTCTCAGGTCCCTGAGAACTTCAAGACACGCTTCAACAAGAACGTCTCTTACGAGGAGCAGATTGCGCCTTACGTGAAACGTGCTGGCAAAGACGGCATTGAGCTCACGCTTGGCGGGGAGCGCATCTTGCGTTTCACAGACTACGATGCGTCAGGCAAGGAGCAGGACGTGCAAGTCGCGCACGACAACGTGTCTGCCGTTCAGCAGTCTCGTGCTAATCTGGAGGTCTCTACATCTAACACAGCGTTAGGTGATGAGGACTCAGCATTCTAAGCTCTTAGGGCGGGGGTCACACCTCGCCCTTATTATGCTTATGGTATGCTTACTCTATATAGAGAGAAAGTAACAGTTCCCACACTCAGTAGTTAGCGTTCCCACAGTTTTTTCCTCAACCTAAAAGCCTCTCAAGCTGGGGCATTCAGCTCAGGCTATACGACACGGTGCGTGCAGTTCTTTCTCACCCCTCAATACACACCACCCTTTACCCCCCAAAAAATACAGTATTTACTCAAATGTTTAACCCCCAAAAAACACAGTTATGTCTAAAGTACAAATTGTCCCTAACAAGGAAGGCAACGTGATTAGCGCCTACAAGTCTAATCCAGAGTATGGTTTCATCCAGTTACAGCAAACAGCTGTAGTCTGTGACGGAGGCTGGATCCGTGAGAAGAAGCGCAGCACTATTATGCGCGCAGAGATGGGTCTGTTAACCCGCTTTGTTGGTGCTAATAAGTCGCTCCAACTTCCTGGTAACATTGTTGTCAAAGAATACTTGGAGTCTGAGGTTCCTCAGGATATCCAGGCGCGCTTCTACAACAAGAACGTGAGCTATGAAGAGCAAATTGCTCCTTATATCAAACGTGCAGGCCAGGACGGAGTAGAACTCTGCCAAGGCGGTGAGCGTATCCTTCGCTTCAGCTTCTATGATGCAGCCGGTCAGGATACTGACACCCGCGTGCAACATGACAATGTCACAGTAGCAGTTGCTGAAGACACTGAAGTGAGCACAGAAAACACAGCATTCTAAACACATTAGTGTGTGTAAACTCTATAGAGAGGGAGAGAGAGAAGCATAGTCTTCTTGTCTCTCTTCTCTATATAGAGAATGCAGAACATTTTTTGGCAAAACGTGTGTGAGAGGGAGTGACTATTCCCCCCTCCCAAACATCTCTAACCTCCTGAAAAAGGGTGATTTAACCCCTAAAATCCGCGCAATAGATAGCTACGTCTGTGAGTACTTGGTTTAGACTGCATGTTATGCTGACTGTATGTTATGCTATGTAACTACTCTATACAGTACTCTATATACTTCTATATAGTGTTAGTTCTCTCTCTATTGGGAGAGAGCGTTATCGTCCCGCTTTCTTGTAAAAGCACCCACTCTCATCCAAGCAGGTACTATAGTTCTTTCCGCTAGAGGATTTGTCCATTATGTGCAATTGATACTAGAATATGGCAAAGATGTCAAGGATTGCAACCTTGTGAGAGTACGAGAAAACCATCCACCCAGACTAAGGGCTTTCTTTCTAGCAGGTAGGGATACATGTGAGGTTGTTAGAAGAAATGCATTGTTGTATATGGAAAGGTAGAGATATTGATGCATTCTCTCTACAACTCTTAGTCTTTTTTATTCACCCGTTTGTACATCATTACATGTGAACTACTGAGGGAGATGTAACCTGAAACATGGTGGGGCATCTTGCAATAGTGGTGTGGTGTAAGCAGTTCACATAAAGATCACAGCAGTATTGCTGTCTGTGTTGTTCCCTTGAGAAAGGAATTAGTTGGTAGGTCATCCAGTTATGACACAACACAGGGGACTTCTCATCCCCAATATAGTCAGGTGGCGTAACGGTAGCGCAGCGGACACTAGAGTAGGGAAACTGAAATAACCCAGCACGTACAGGTTCGAATCCTGTCCTGACTACAAAAAACCACAACAGCTATGTTAGCGGCCACCAGTGGATGCCCGAATTTCATAGCTGTAGGTGGTTTAAGTTTAGTATTCACCTTTTTTACACAACACATGGAAGAAAAATCAGCAGTTGAGGCAGTTGTCAAAGCACTAAAGCCTTTCCTATTACTTGATGAGAAGTTGCTTGAAGAAATGAAAGAGCAGGCCCTCATCATGGAGAAACAATCAAAAATCAAGTTTGCACTTCAAGCGCAACTTACGTCAATCACTACACAGAAACCCTTTACCACTGTGATAGAAGAAATGTCTAACGAAATCTGAGTCAAATGAAAACACCAGAAATTATCCTTATTGTAACATGGTCCATTGGACTATTGATGACCGCTCACCTACATGGTCAGCCTAAAAAAGGCAAGCACAACATTTTTGTCTCACTTGTAGTCATGGCAATAACCATCGCCTTGCTCATGTGGGCAGGTTTATTCATCCACTAAGTCAGAATAAGATGACACCAGTAGAACAATTAGTAGAGGAAGTTGAAGTAATTTCTAACTCTACAGGAATATCTAGAATAGAAAAAATTGAATTGTATAATAAGGCTATTGAAAAAGCCAAAGTAATGGAAGAACAAGGAAAAGTAGAATTTGCTTTTAAAGCATATAGTGAGATGCTTTCATCAGGTAAAAGTTTTGTTGATATTGTAAATAGTATGAGAACCTTTAAAACCGAATAAGATGGAAAAGATACCAACAGCAGAAGAGTTTAATAATGATATAAGATATGTTACATACTCATTAGATGAGAAGTTAATAACATTTGCTAAACTTCATGTTGAAGCAGCATTGAAAGCTGCAGCTAACAAAGCTGTAGAAATTCAAAAACCAACGTCACGTAAGTACGTCAGCAAAAAAGAACTGAAAGCCTGTTATCCACTAACCAACATTAAGTAGTATGAAGAAGATCCTTCTCATTTGTGCAGCAGTCGTTGCACTAACGTCTTGCGCTGGTCCTAAATACATGGACTGCGATGCATACAAGACCCATTACAAACCTCTCAAAGCAGAGAAACACAAGCGTCATCACCACCAGCTGTGTGATGCGTACAACTAGTATTCACTTTTTTCAAATCCTATGAAAATATCTCAACTCAAACAGCCATACAAGAAAATGGCTCAGTTTTACACTGATGAAACCAAAAAGAAAGAGCGTGGTCTAACTCTAGCTGACGCTTTTACCTGGGCTCAATGTGTAAACTCAAATTACACTGCATCACATTTTAAATTCTGGAATGATGTAGATGATGGTAAATCACCTGATATTCCAAAAGCTATCTTGAACCATTTCAACAAGCACAACCCAAAAGAAGCTTTTAAAGTAATGGGTGTGCCTAAACCAGTTTCTGAGAAACCTAAAGGTCTTACTGCCACAAAGTCTTATAAGGACCTGGTTGGTCAAGAAATTAAAGGTTTTTCCTTTTTAGATGGCACCGAAGGTGTTTGGTATAATTCTAAAATGGACAGACATATTGGAAAAACAGGTATCATTAAGGAAGTTGACAAAAACTTTGTAAGAGTAAAGTTTGATAGAGACAGGATCATTTGGACCTACCCATTACGTCTAGTACTTGAGCAACTTGATGCAGCAAAGTCTGTAGAAAGTGACAATCAGCATCTTGTTGGTAGAAAGATAAATGCGTTTATGTTTAAATCAGGAACTAACGGCATTGCTTGTACTTCATCAGTAAATGATGTGCTTGGCTATGATGGTACCATTATAGCTGCTTATCCTGATGCTATAGCAGTATCTTTTGAAACAAGAAAGGGTACTATAACAGTAAAGTATCCATTTGGCAAAGATGTTAGATGTAGCTTGACTGGTTACACTGCAGAATCTCAACTTATTCCAGAAGAAGAAGTACAGAAAGCTTTGGCTAACATGCCTGCAGCACCATTTAAGGTTGGAGAAACTGTTTATTTAAGAGGTAATGCAGGACAGTACAAGTGCGTAATTGACAGAATTTACTTTAGTGGTAATTGCCCTATAAGCTTAGATGCTGGAAAACGTACAGTTCTACAAAATGTTAGAATTGATGGTAGAAGATCACCTAAAGGAGACGTTATTTTGTCACGTACTCCATGGCGTAATGAAAAGGGCTTTATGCTTGAGATTCACAATGCTAAACTTCTAACACCTCAAGGTGAAGAAATCATTAACATGGAACTCAATCCATTTGAGCTTAGTGAACTTGAGCTCAGTAAAGCTGTAGAAACAGTTGATCTTTTTGTCCAGATGTTACGTGAGGTACACACTCATACCAAAGAGATTACTCTTGCAGACGTTGATTATCACGCCAGCTTGATCAAACGCAAGCTATCCAAGTAGTTTTTAAACCCAGGTGTCACAGCCTGGGTTATTGTTTTACCCTTTTTTCACAGAAATGAAAATGTTTTTACTTATCCTATCCCTTATTGCTGTCTGCCTGTTCATCTTTGGATTATGGGCAGAACCTAGCATTACTCTCAAACCCTTCAAGATCGCCATGTCTAACACTCAGATTGCCAAAGGTTTTGGCGGTTTCTTGTTTGTTGCTGGTCTTGTGCTTATCAACATTACTACCAGACAAATGGCCTACGAAGAAGGCGTTACTGACATGACAGAAAAAGCTGTTGAAGTTCTTCAGGAAGAGGTTCCCAAATCTTATCAGGAAGGCCTGGTCAAAGGTGCTGAAGTAGCCAATAACGAAATCATTGCAAAGCTAAAAAATGCTGCTAAAGACAAGGCTGCTAAAGACAAGTCTACTGACGACCTTATAGACTGGGAATAATATTGCCGCTGTTTGTGATAGACTATGAAACACATAGCAACTCAACAAGCTTCTAAACTTAGAGTGTTACAAGCCCCGGCATAAGATTGCACACACGCATAGCTGGAGTGAAGACAGGAATGAAACCGCCTGCAGTGCTCCTCGGAGCCAGTGTTACCGGATCGTCCTGGATGTGTGTTGTGCATAAGCTTGCAGTATGTTGATTCCATACGCAGGTGGTCATGTAGTGCGTAATGAGGAAATGGTCCCTCATCCTTTATGGTTGCATCTATGCTGGTTCGAGTCCAGCCATGACCGCGTGAGTGAAGAGCAAGCTCATGTCTTTGACAGTAGACCTAAAACAAGTCCGTTTTGCTGCAACGTATCGTAGAACATTGAGCGTAGGGTTCAGGAACATGGCACTTCCTCCTGCGATAGCTTGACTTTTTTGAGAGAAATCTCGGAGGTGTTTTCAAAGAAAAAAACCTCAAATATTAACATAGTCCTTGCCTGTATGCTCAGGGTGAGGTCACAGCAGGGAGTGGCTGAATTGGTTAAGGCACATGCAACAAGAGTGTGTGCAGCTCGCCTATAAAGTAAGTTGCATGGTGGCATAAATGCAGGTTCGATCCCTGCCTCCCTGGCTATGAAGTTACACTTCGCACAAAGGGTCATCGCTAAGTCCGTACCACGTGACACGAATGGCAGCAACGGTGAGGCTAACTCCAGAAGACGTGAATTGCAAATTGAGATCAACCAGAACAAAGTTCAGATTGATCGCTCTGTGTTTGCAAAGACGGAAGAGGAGAGAGTATCACTGAAGATTGCCAAAATGCAGTGGAAGGCTAAACTTAACGGTCGCTCTTAAAAATCCTAAGAAAAAGGTTGGCTGACGCTGGGATAACCATAAGGCGTCTTTTTTGTTTCACTATTTCTTACACACAATGAACTTATATGAAGACTGGAAACGCAGAATCAAGGTCCCAGTGACCACTATTGACATTGGTGCTAAAGTAGTACCAGGACCTGACTTTGTTACCTCCTGGGTAGACCAAGTAGATAAAGCTGTTTATGGCGTAATTACACGGTGCCATCACAGAAGCACGGAAAATAGGACATGGTTAAACGTAACCTGGTATAATCAGCATGATGAAATCACGGATGATTCTCACGTTTACTGGATATATCCCAAAGATGAGTTATACGCCCTTGCCTACTATTATGATTATAATGAGGTAAACAAGTGGCTTAAAAACAACCTCGTTACTCTTGCAGATGGATCCACTGAAACGTTTTACAACCACTATGATCCACGTATTGGTGTAGAGCTCTATGTCGCACATCTTAACTCTCAACGCCATGGCAACTAGACCTGTTAAAAACTTTCATTGGAAGGTTTACAAACCCATAAAAGGCCTTAAAGTAGTAAGATATCCAGGTTGGCAGTTTAAAGACCAGGATGAAGGTGCTGAGTATGGAGTGATCATTGAACACAATAAAGGTATAAGCATGGATTGGTCTGTAGTAGTATGGATAGCTCCTGATGGAAAAATTACAAACGTAGGAGGTTATAAAAATGAAACAGATTTGTTGCACTATGATATACGCAAAGTGTATGACTGGGCGCGAACTCAAGAAATGATCAATGGAGGTGGAAAAACCTTCAATGATATTTATGAGATGGATGTTCTGGTAGATTTATACTACCAAGCTCACCCTGAAGAATTAGAAATCCCCCAAAATGTTTTAGACCAATGGCAACTAAAGTAAAAAGAGGCTTCAAAGTCGTACCTGTAACAACAGAAGATATTGGTGCAGTTGTAGTACGTGGACCAGACTGGGAATGGGATGAACAGGATTTTGGTGCTTTGTATGGAGTCATTGGTGAAAAAGCTTCGTATATTGAGGACGGTTGGGCAAACGTAACATGGTACAATGCTGGTCATGCTAAAGTTAACAGGAACAGTTACCGGTGGGAAAACTATCAAGACCTGGCGTATTACAATCCTGATGACAAACACGGCATTCCTGGTAAAACAAAGACACCTAAGCCTAAGCCTGAAGGTGATGAACTACCCACGGGAGTATATCCAGCTGAGTTTGTTCAGTGGATCATTGATGCCAGTAAGGAAAGGATCCACTTCACAGAAAAAACCCTTACAGAGGCTTACACACTTGACGTGTTATATTCTATTTACAAACAAGAAAAACAAACATCATGATTGTAATTTTTGGACTTATGGTGACAGCCTTATTGGTTTATTGTGTTCACCTCAGCAATGACAGAGACTGGTACAAAAAAGAGTACCACCGTCTCCTTGAAGAAGCTCGCATGGAAAACTTTATGAAGAAAAAATGAAAGCGTTCTTCTCAGAAAACTGGTTATGGTTAACCACAATGATCATTGGAGTTGTACTTATAGTTTACAGCTGCAATGATGAACCCCGTAAAGAGCCATTCAGTGGCTATGTGGTAGCAAAAGAATATACCCCGCGACATATGTGTCACACTGAGGTAACAACGGTAGTTGAGGCAGGATATACTCCTGTCCATATACCTGTTAACACCCATATACACCATATGCAGGAGCCAGAATTCATCCTACACGTAGCCAACAAAGATGAGCTCAAACACATCCACGTTGACTCCATAACGTATGTTCGTACAGAACTACTTGAAAAGTATACCTATTACTAGTAGGTACAGCCAGGTGACAGCTGCTTAGTGTCAGTTTTAAAATTTAAAGGTTAGTAATTATTACTGTTGCTGTCCCTGGCTTTTTTGTTTCACCCTTTTAGCTTTATCCTATGTTAGCTTATTTCATTATTGCAACACTTGTTTTTGCAGGTCTTATCATTGCCATTGCTCTTACAGAAGATCTGTTTTTCATCATTCCTATTGTCTTTGTGTGGTTTTTGGGCGTATTGATGCCTGCAGGCATACACACTGAAACTGTAAAGTCAGTGACTTTGTCTAAGAATCAGTACTTCCTTTCAGAAGAAGACGGTCTTGGCAGATATCTTATCATCAAGAAAGATGAGGAAGAAGTTATTCCTATCAGAACAAAGGCTACGCTGAACCGCATCAACAGTGGTTCATTTAAAGTAGTCGTTCACAGACATGAGAACATTTTTGGTACTCAAGCTCATTTTGGTACTCAAGCTGATAATGACCTTTACTTCATCCTTCCCAATGGAAAGTAGAAGAACCTACCGGGTGAATGTCACCCTGCCTGATGGCAAAATCAAACAGATGTCAGCCTATGCATGTTCACAGTATCATGCTAAGGATATGATCTACACAGAATTGGCGAAGCGTCAGCCTGATAGACGCATGTATACAGTGGTCAAATCTTAAAACCAAATCCTATGTCCAAAATTAAAATGACCCAAACCATCGCACGTATCCTTGCAGAGCGTGCAAAAAAGCAAATTGAAACGTCTTTAGATGAAAAGGCGCAAGTCATCAAAACAAATTTGATGAATTCAAAAGAGTACAAGCTTCTTGAAAAGAATGTTGCTCAAATGACAAAGCTTCGTGATGAACAACATGCGCTTGTAACAGCACTTCAGAAAAACTTTGAAGCACCTCCTATTGATGTGACTGTCAGTGTTTACCGTGATGAAATTTCAGTACGCGCACGTGCTACTGTTTATGCATCTGTACTCATGGACAACATCCTTATCAACGCACATTTTGCTGACTCAGGTACAACTGAGGAAGACTTGGTGAAAGACATTGTTGCTTTTTGGCATGTACATCATGGGTGGCTATGATCACCAGACTGTTAATTCTAAATTTGCAAGCTCAGTCATTGGGATATGTTTTGCTGGTATTGTACTCATTGCTGTTAAATCAGAAGAACTATTATGAGTGAGCCCGCAGAAATCCCAGAAACAGGTGTTATCCATTGTGACAACCCCTCATGTGATTACACATTAGACAACGTAAAGTACGCTGATCTTCACAATCACATCCATTCAGAATGCCCTAAGTGTGGTGAAGTTCTTATTACAGAGCAAGACTACATGAGCGCCATGACAATGATTGAGACACTCCGTCTCATCAATATCCTGTCACCAGATGAACTTGAGATCCTCAAGCAAATGGTACCAGGCGGTGATGTTGAGGGCTTTGCTCAGGATCAGATCACCACAACAGACGAGCGCAAAAGAGTGCTTTTCAATTCGCGTAGCAGAAAGTTTGAAGACATCTCAGATGCTGAAACTATTGCTGACGCACCAGAACCAGAAGTTTAACCAATTTCTCAGAACAATGTTTGACAAGAAAACTCCCCCAGTACCAGTATCCCGTGCACTTAGAATGCTAAACATCTTTACTTTTGCTGCAATGGCAGCTATCATAGTTGCTATGACATTCTACACTGGCTACAAAGAAGGTTGCAATGACGCAGCCCGGATTCCAACAGAACAAAGCATCAGCATTGAATCATCAACAGAAGATGCTTTTGAAGAAGGCAAGTTCAAAGAGTATTTACAGGACCTCAACGTAAAGTTCCCGCACATTGTGTACGCACAGGCTGTGCTTGAAACAGGACGTTTCTCCAGTAAGATATTCCGCAACAACAACAACCTCTTTGGAATGAAAGAGGCACGCCAACGGGCTACCACCAACGCAGGTACAGAACTTGGACACGCTGTGTACAACAACTGGCGCGAAAGCGTGGTGGATTACGCCCTTTATCAGTGTGCTTTTCTTTCCAAGATCCGTACAGAGGAAGCGTATTACGCATACTTGCGTGAGAACTATGCTGAAGACCCTAATTACATCCGTCTGGTCCACAAGATTGCTGACCAGGCAAAGACCTCATTAAACAGCAAATCATGAAGCTCGTACTCAACAACACATTCAAGTCAGGCAGTGTCCTGTACAAGTCCTTTGACGTAGAACCACCGGTATCTGATCTTACTCAGGCAGGTGACGTTATCAAGAACCTCACTGTAGACTATGACCTGGAGAATAACCTGGTCGCGGTGTTTGCTACCAATGAGGATGATGTGACACTAGAGGAAGCGATCCTGGTGATGAACCTGGAACCTTCACTTGATCCATTCTCTGACAAGGCAGATAAGAGTGTCTTTCAGGAACTGTTTCAGCGTGATGTGACCATGGAGATCTCAGACTACGCCCTTGAACTTCTTGCATTGCTGGAGGACGAATAAGAATTCATCACTTCAAAACCACAGTTTACCTATGGGCAAAATGAAAGAGTTGTTCATGGAGATGCGTGAAAGAGAGCTTGCTGAGGAAGAGATGCGCATGCATCCAGAACCTCCCATGCCTCCCCAAAACGTATGCTTCATGCACGACAGCACAGGAGCGCTGGTAATGTTACAGGCCTCCACAGAACAGAAGATCCTGGATCTCGCGGCTGTACACCAGCTGGAAGGAGAGTTCATGATCTTAAAACCAGAAAAAGTCCTTACACTATGATTTATTTGCTTATCTATTGCTTGTTTACTTACGCTCTTGGCTTCCAGGCCATGAGAGAAACTCTTGACGAAGATGAGCATCTGATCATGCTGGACATCGTCATGCTTGTGATGTCACCCATCACCATGACAGGCGTGCTTGTCATCAACATCTTGTCCCACGTCATTGACCTGGACAAGGTTGTTATAACACGTTTTAAAAAGTAGATAACCTCTACAAAAACCTTTCTTAAGTACTTGACTCGCAGGGTGTAAAGCCTTGCGGGTCTTTTTTTGACAATAATTTGTAGACTTTCTTTGGTGAAGTTCTACAAAATCATAATTTCACATTCACTGACAAAATATACCGAGTTATGAAAAAGTTCTCATCTATTACTGCCACAGCACAAGGCATTATCTCTTATGACAAAGACGGAAGACAAATTGTACAGCGTTATGACCGCACTTACCAGTCAGCATCCGGAAAAAACAGAACAGAGCGTATCATGGCAACCATGAACGAAGTGGAAAAAATCCACCTCAACCTGATCCAGCGTCAAATGTACCGCCGTTTGATGTATGGTCTCAAAGAATACACACCAGAACAGATTGCAGCGATGTCACCATCCAGCATCTCCAAAGTTGTGGAAGATTACAAGAAAGCCAAGCGTGCACTCCATGTGCTCAAGGCCAAGAAGTATTTCCACGCAGAGACAAAGCTGATGAATGCGCTGTTCCCAAACCAGAACATAGGATCTAAAGATTTTGACTGGTATCTGGACCTGCCTAAGAACGTCACTCTCAGAAGTCTTGGTATTGGTACCAAGCAGGTGATTGACGAGTTCATCTCAAGAAAGCTTCTTCCAAAGAACTTCTATTCTCTTTCACCTGAAAACGTATCCATGCCATGAGTGAACAGCAAACAATCAACCAAACGACCTCTACAGAAAGCTCAGCAGACAGATTTGCTGGGCTTTCCAATGAGGAGATCCTTGTGATCCACACCCGTTTCAAGCAGTACATGGACAATCTCCATGAAAGCTTTGAGAAAGGTACGGCTTCCAAACAAGTAGACACACCACTGGGTCGTGCTACTGCCGTTGTGAAAGTAAGCCAGGAGCAGATTGACAAATTCAAAGCCACTGAATACTACAAGCTGTGCGCAGCTGTAGTGGACAAGCTGGACCCTATTGTACAACTTCTCCAGGAGTGTGACGAAAAATACAAGAGGCTGGCAGATGAACTACGGTAGAGTAAATAATGTGGTGTCCTTCTCTGAGCATCTCTCACTAGAGGCAAAGGGACTGTATGCCATCATTTGCTCACTATGTGGTGCCAGGGCATATTGTTATCCCAGCCTGCAGAAACTGACTGAGTACAGTGGAAAAAGTAAATCCACTGTACAACGTCTGCTCAAAGAACTGATGGACAAAGGCGTCATTACCAGAAGCTACGACCCCACCAGTCAAATGACCATCACATACAACTTGATGGACCCCAAAAAGAAAGTGTAAACCAATAATCCAAATCCTATGTCAAAGAAATCAATTATTGACGCTATCCGCAAATACGTGGATGAAACCCCTAAGTCGCAAGTAACTGATCACCTGCTTATCGCTGTTGAACTAGATGATGACGGTGTTCCTACAGCTACAGCTGTTAACGCCAAAGGTCGTCCGTTCACCATGCTGGGCATGCTTGATCTAGTCATCCGTAAGGCTGAAGAGAACAAGGAAGAGATCCACGAAAGAATTGAACGTGCTGAAAGCGGCAACAATAGTGTGGGCAAGATGCCTCAGGAGCTTCAGGATAAACTTCATGATCTTGAAAGCCGTGCGCGTGAAGCAGCCCGCAACGAAAACTTAGGAGACCTCTTTGCCATAAAGGCAGAAGCTGAGCAGATCATGCGTGACTTCATTGAAAAGCACGGTGATGGTTCTGATGACAAAAAAGAAGATAATTCTGACCCGTCAGACTTCACTTTAGGAGACTTCAAAAACCTCTAAAAATACAAGAGAGGGTAGTCATGGGTGACCACCCTGAAAAGTGGCGGTATTTCTCTTTCTATTCTTCTCTTTCCTTACTAGTCACTGGTGACTACCCTATGTGGTCACTGGTGACTACCCTAAGCGCTTCCGTTAACAAAAAATTAACAACTTATATGAGCGTAGACATCTATGGGAACAGGCCCAAAATCCTGGTACCTGAACCCTCTGTGCCTGATCACTACAGTGACATGTCAGAGGAGGAGCAGGCAGCCTACTGGCGCGAGCGTGATCACTTGCTGCAGGACTCACCCGGTTACCGCTACACAAGCAGTTACTGGGACTGGCGTCCGATAGCACAGATGATCACCCGTTTCAATGAGGCTTACCAGTTGAACATACCTGAAGATGAGATCCAGGCTCTGGATTCCAACAGCTTCAAAGGTATCTCTGATCCACATCACTGTGACCTGGTGGCCATGGTCTTTCAAAAAGTTATTGATGACATGAAAGCCAATGGTCATGACAGGATCTACATGAACGTGGACCGCTGGAACTGTGCTGCCATTGGACCCAAAGGGGACATTGTGACCAGCAGAGAAACTGACAAACAAATCATTCAGCAACTGAGTGATATCTGCCCTGGGTTTTTCTTTAAACTACCGGTGCTCAACGGTGTGGAGTATGAGTCTCCTTATAGCACCACCTTACAACAGCTGGAAGAATTTGCCAACTTCCTGCGCAATTGCAATGGCTTCAAAATCAAGTAACCATTTTTTCAAAAACAAGTAGTATGATCCTATTACAAAGCTTTATCTCTGGAACAAGTTATCAAGTAAAAACCCTTGAGCGTCAGCCATTCGAGAAGACACTAACCCGCAACGTAGATGATATGCGTATCACTGCACCTATCGCGGAGTTTGCCAAGTTTCCGCTTGGAACCATCTTCGTTGCTGACCAGTTTGACTTTCCAGAAGAAGATCATTTGAATATCCGCAAGGATGATGTAGTTCCTCTCATGTATGAGGGTACTGTAATGCCTATGTCCGCGCTTGAAAAGACGCGCCTTCAGGCAATTGCAGACTACGTAGTTGACTATATGCTTGACAGCTCTGACTTCGGTGTGGAAGCTGCCAAGAAAACGGCTGAACAACTTGCAGCTTTTGGCTATGAGTTTGACTGGGACGCTAAAGTAGCGCCTAAGCCGGTTGCTGGTGAAGCACTTCCTGCAGGAGCTAACCTCCGCCGCACGATTGCAGCCAGCTATCCTGTACCTACTGTTGAGGACTGTGGTTTCCACATTGATCCTGACATGTGGTTCCTTTTGGTACGTAACGTTCTTCGTGGAGAGAACACTTTGCTTGTAGGACCTACGGGTTCTGGTAAGACAGAGATCATCTCTCACCTGGCTAAAGCCATGGAGAAGGAAATGTTCATCCAGGATATGGGAACTGTACAGGATGCACAGTCAGCGCTATTGGGTGTTCACCGCTTGAACAAAGAAGGCCACTCTGTATTTGAATATGCTCCATTTGTAGCACATATCAAGTCAGGTGGCATTGTTCTTTTGGATGAGTTATCCAGAGCTCCTCTTGCGGCCAACAACATCCTCTTCCCATGTTTGGACAAGAGACGTTATTTGCCAATTGACGTAGCATCAGAAGAAGCAGACCGCATGGTTCCAGTACATGAGAACACTGTTTTCATTGCTACTGCTAACATTGGTTCTGAATATTCTGGTACCAATGCTATTGACCGTGCATTGCTCGACCGCTTCTTCCCTGTAGAAGTAGGTTATCCAACTGAGAAGGACGAAGTGCGTGTACTTGTTTCACGTACAGGTGTGCAGGAGAAAGCTGCCAGTGCTATTGTAAAGGTCTCTAACGAGATCCGCAAGCAGTACAAAGAGCAGGAGCTTTCTACCCCAGTGTCAGTACGACACACCCTGCAGGCTGCCTCTCTCATCTCTGATGGATTTGAAGTAGACCGCGCATTGCTCGCTACCATCATGCCTTTGTTTGAAGACGGCATTGGTGTATCTGAGCGCAGCAAGGTGCTTTCTATCATCTCTGCATTTTAAAGCTGTTAGGATCAGCTATAGTAAGATCAAAGGGAGAGTGTAACAGCTCTCCCTACTCTTACAGTCCTACCCAATTACATGAGAAACATGAGTAAATTAGTAAAAGACTGGTTTGGGCGTAGAGCTGAAGAAGCCTACACTTTTGCTGACGAGTCAAAAAGACTTTTCAGCTGGGATAAGGGAAGAGATGCCTACTCTTCATACTTTATCCGCAATGACGAATCCCTAAAGAATGCAGCCAAGATGATTGGTTCCATGTTTAGAGTAGTTGGTGTTCCCAAAGACTACAAATTATCTGCATCAGCAGAGAAAGGAAACAAAGCAGATCATGCAAGGTCTGTTCAGGTTCCTTTGCAGATGCTTCGTAATGATGACGGCACCTACCTTGACAGTGATCCAAGACTATTGGACGCTTTCTATGGTGCTTCCATTCAGAACGCAGCCCTGGCTACCATGCAGACCGAAACAGAATACCGCAAAACGCTTCAGGCAAGACAGCGTGGTAAAGTAGAAGATCTTATGTTCAGTGTACTTAACACTGAGCGTATTGATAAGAAGCTTGCTGACCGCCTGCCAGGTTACCTCAAGTTTGTGCAGCGATACAAGGACCACACGTATGAGAACTACGAAGGTCCGGACATCACAGCTTCCAAGCAGGAGCGCCTGATGGATTTGATCGTAAAGATGCTTCGCTACCCTGCCAACCTGGACGAAGAAGCTTTGAAGGAGTTTGAAACACCTATCAAGCAGATGGAGCGTCTCATCAAAAAGACAGGAGGTATTCCTGCTACCAGTGACGAGTGTTCTTCTATGGCGAGATCTCTTGCCAACATTGTCTACAAGTATGTAGACCCTGAAGAAGAACCACCAGGTAGTGGCGGAGGAGGAGAAGGTGAAGGTGATGAAGAATCACCAGGCACCCCGCAACCTAAAAAGTCCAGGTCTGAGATGGACGAAGCTGCCAAAAACATGATGGAATCCATGAATCCTGAGGACGCACCCAATGATGAAGAATTCAAGCAAGCCTTTGAAGATTTCTCTGACGACATGGGTGATGAAAATCCGTCTTCTTCTGCTAAGCATGACTACAAAGATGGTGGCGAAGCAGGTGATGGTCATGTTGTCTGGAAAAAACCAAACATCACTTCCACTACCAAGGACCGCTACAGAAACGCTATGAGCAAGATTGATGCAGCCAAAGCAGCAGTATTGCAAAAGTTGTTTGCCCGTAAAAGTAAAGACCAGGCGTTTGTGATGAAGTCTATGCGCAGTGGTCGTCTGGATACCAACAAGATTGCAGAAGCGCGTCAGAACGTTCCTACTATTTATGAGCGCATGGGTCATATCAAAACCAATAAGGTCACCGTAGGTGTACTTATTGACGAGAGTGGCTCTATGGATGGCTCAAAGATCCAGAAAGCACGTGAGGCTGCTGTGTTCATCAACGAAGTGTTCAAGCGCATGCCGGATGTAAACCTGTTTATCTATGGTCACACGGCTGACACAGACGGTATTCACACTACTACCATGCGTATCTACCATGAGAAAGGTTCTGTTACAGATCCTTTTGCACTAGGCGATGTGCAGGCAAGAGCGAACAACCGTGATGGTGACGCGATCATTGCTACAGCAAAACGTATCAGGTCCAGGACTCCAGACCAAGGCATCATATTCGTGCTCTCAGACGGTCAGCCAGCAGGCCATGGCTATCATGGGCAAGAAGCTATTGATGACACCCGCAAGAAAGTAACCAGGGCCCAGGCGCTTGGTTTCCAGGTGATCCAGATTGCCATTGAAGAGTGCGTGCCATCCAGAGAGATGTTTGATTACTTCATCAAAATGACCAACATTAAAGATCTGCCACGCGACATGACAGCGTACATGTCACGCAAGGTAGACAAGATGATCAAGCAGACCGTAACTCTATAAAATACAAAGCCCCAGATGGTTAAAGTCTGGGGCTATTTTGTAGAATGAAACTGTATCTAACTCACTCGCCAGATTCTTACGAACTTCTGGTCTGGTTTGATCACTGACATTCTCATGGTTATGTGGGCAAAGGTGTCGGACTTAGCAACCTTTTTCACTGAGTGTGCCTTCTTTTTGGGCACCACAAATGATTGCTTGACTTTCATTTGAGAGAGCAGTCCGCTGACTTTCTCAATAAACTCTGGATCTCTTGCTCCACGCTCTGGCATGGGCACGTTGTTTTCCAGTTTTAACACTTTAAGATCTGTAGAAGATTCTACTTCTGTTGTTTTTCTCACTCTGCGGTGAGTTTTAGTTGCAGTTTTTGCCATGAAAAAAGTGTGTTTTACGTACACAATACTACAACAAAGTCTCTAATTAGTTCTACAGAAACAAAAAATAATTTGTACATTTACTGATCCTTAACACCTTATGAAAAATCTCAAATGGATGGGTAACTCCTCCAAAGTCAGCAAAATGTCTGGCACTACTTCTTTTGATAACATTCCAGCAGGCGTCTGGAAGTTAGTAATAACCATGACAGGAGCATTCCTGCACAAGGTTACTGACAAGTTTGAATTTGGCCACAAAGTCTACGGCCTTGAAAATGAATTTATTGACTACACTATCAAGAGCTTTGAGGCTTCTGAAAAGAACATGGGTATCTTGCTCAATGGTCTCAAAGGTTGCGGTAAAACTGTGACTGCCAAAGTCCTGGCAAACCGTACTGGTTTACCGGTGATTCTGGTAGATGGAAGCACCATTGACAACCTTGGCTATTTTGAAGAGATCCAGCAGCCACTCTGCTTCATGTTTGATGAGTTTGAAAAGATCATAAACCATAAAGACCAGGGTGCTATTGCTCCACTGTTAAGCTTTGTGGATGGTACGGCTACCGCTACCAAGCACATGATGCTCTTTACGTCTAACGACACGCAGATCAGTGAGTTTTTCATTGATCGTCCAGGACGTATCCGCTACATCAAAAACTATGGTTCTTTGTCACCGCAGGTGGTTAAAGAGATCCTGGATGACAAGCTTCAGCACAAAGAGTTTGAAGCTGATATCCTTGAGTGGGTTTCATTCTTTAAGTTCTTAACTATTGACATCCTGATGTCTATTGTCAATGAAGTAAATATCCACCGCGTTGGACCATCTGTGTTCAAAAACTTCTTCAATGCTGACAACGAGAAAGGCAAGTACACTGTCAAGTACCGCTTTACTAATCCTAATACAGGTCAGTCACATGAGTTTGATGCCTGGTATTTTGTTGATGGCCAAAGCCCTTCAGATCACTTCAAGAGAATGCTCAGGGGTGAGGGTGAACTTCACCTGAGTGCAGTTCGCGTGCGCATTGATGAAAACGGTGACATCATTGAGAAGATTGACAACTTCAAGTCACATGTTTCCTTTGACGAGGATGACTTTGAGATAGACACTGATGCCAGTCCTGGAGAGTTCAAACTTATCTTGCATATTGAGAAACGCGTGTACACTGAAGCAATTGACAAACTTGTCAAGTCCCCGCTTTTACAGGAAAGTTCAGATATGATGAGCGAAAGCTCTGTAAAAAAATCTTTCAAGGAAGTGGTTAAGAAAAACCAACAGACTTATGTAGGTTACTACTCTGAAGGTGGTGAGTTTCTTATTGAACCTGGTGTAGACTACCGCGTAGAGGCGATCTATATTCCGCAGATGTCTTACAGTAAGAACAATCCTTACGCGTTTTAACAATGGCAGTAGTTATCTCAGAAGGAACTAAGATAACATGGCAAGGTCATAAGGGTGTGGTCAAAGCACTGCACCCTCATGATCAGCGCTATGTTTACGTAGTCTTTAAATGCTCTGACAACTGGGATAAGTATAAAGACTACACTTCCCAGCGAGTGCTTCTAAAGCAGCTCAAGACCGGGTGGCCTGATGACCCCGATACCAATGCATCAAAACTTAAGTATGACCCAGAGAGAGGAACATGGAAGAATCTAGATTAGTAGCTAATGGTGTGCACTGTACAAAGTGTAATACTACAATATTCAGCTACACTACACATGATTATAAAACTTGTGGTTGTGACAATGAAACTTCAATAGATGGAGGTCTGTCTTACATCAAACGTGGTGGTAAGGATTTGTCTTTAGTACTTCCTATCACAGTCTATTCAAATGACATATTTGAAAAGATACGCAAGTATCACTGCAGAGGAGCCAGAGGTAAGTCCGGTAAAGAACCACTCAAGTGGATCCCGCTTTGTAAAATGACAGATGAGCACCTTGCCGCTGTGATTGAGTATGGTGGTGCACCCTGGCATCTGGAATTGATCTCTAAAGAGCTTCAGTACAGAAGAGAACATCCTGAAGCCTCCATTCCTGAAGTAGATACAGTCACTGTCATTGATCGTGACACAAAGCTTAGAACAGGTTCTATTATCAGCGTCAGCAAGACTGTGCATCACATGAAAGAGAATGAGCCATATCTGGTGACCCTTATCCATGATGATGCGTTAGGTTTTAGCATAACAAACAAACATGGTAACACGTCACTTTGCTTAAAAGAACACTGTTCTTACTTAGAAGGTACTGGTGCTAAATACTTACTTGTAAAATACTAGGATATGGAAGACAAAGAAATGACCCTGGAGGTTATGAAATACGCTATAGGTAATTCCTTATATAGTTCTTTTATTTCTGCTGATTCAGGAGCAATGACAACAGATTTTCCTCATGTCAAATTTACTCCTTTTGTTGAAAGGCTATCTGATGCGATGAGGTATGGAGCTGACAGTGACGCAGAAATAGTGAACCTTGAATTAGGCATTCAGTCTATTGATGCATCTATTGAAAAAACTGCAGAGAAGTATATTGAGCTGGTAGAACAGCACAATCAACTGGTGGACAAGCTTGCTTCCGTTACAGGTAAAAGAGTATTGATCCAGGCAAAGTCACTTCACAAATACGCAGAGGTAAAATCTATACAAAAAGAACTGCCTAATGGTGTTGGTGAAGAAGGTACGCTGCTTAGATCATTTGACAACAAGCTTGTAGAATCATTTTTGAAAGCTTCAAGATATCCAGATTTCAAGATGAAATGTTATGTTCATCCACAAAACTATCAGCAACTGCAAAAAGAAGCTATTGACTCCTCTCACTTTCATCCTGGTACTTTAACAAGTAGCAGCCCGTTTATCTATCGCGGTGTTGAAGTGTTACCCGCATATCACCAGAAAGCTGGTGAGTTTGATTTTGTATTATCCCTTAATCTATAAATCCTATGAAAGAATCTATGTATCAAGCACAGAGAAAACAAAGAATGTTAGAATGCCTTGAAGACATCCATTCACAATGCCAAACTGGCTTGCCGTTTATCATGGCAGAGATGACCAGAAAACACAGATTTCAAGACTGTTTGCCAGTTATCCTGAAAGACAAAAAGTTGATCACTCAGCAAAAACGCAGTCTGTATACATGGTCAAGTCCTATTTTGCCTAATCCTCACATGGCCAATGCTGTTTTGAAACTTCATGATGAGCAAACCAGAAACCGGGTGAACAAATCAAGAAACGCAAAAGTTGCTGCAGCTCAAACAGAAGAGGCAAAACCAAAAGGTTTCCGCAACTGGTTACGTAACCTATTTAGCTAAGCTTATGAGTTGGTCAGAGATAGTCTCCTATGTAGGAGAACAGATGAAGACCAATCAGTTCTTCAGTGCAGCTGCTCTCGCTTCCGGCGCGACAGCTGTGCTGATGTCACTGAAAGGTGTGCCTTTGAAAATATGGGAACGCATCAAGATAATGATAGAGTACAAGGCTATTGTCTATCAGACAGATGACCTGTATTACTATCTTAGTTTGTGGATGCGTGACAACAATCCTGGCAAGCTACGTAACGTAGAATATGTCACTGAACTCAGTACCAAGTATGGTATTGTAGATGACGGTATAGCTGTTGGAGTCATGCCTACTAATGACAATTACAGAGGTTTTATAAGAGGTGATGGGTTAGCCAAAAAACAAAAGCAACGCAGGCTTTATGAATTACCCACCAATGATTTCTTTTATAAGCGTATTGGCTGGTCAATTGTCCGCATAGGTTTTGGTAAAGAAAAGATGGAAAATGCTTCAGAAATGCGCAACGCATACCTCAAACACTTTGTAGTATCTGGTTTTTTTGCCAAGCGTGCCATCAAAAAACTCCTGGAAGAAGTGCAGACGTTATACACACCTATGGAAGAAAAGAAATGCTTTCTATATGTCAACGACTCGTATGAACAATGGAAAAGATCTGCAGAGATTGAAGGAAAGGACCTGAAATCTGTGATACTTGATCCTGTCATCAAGAGTACTGTTATTGAAGATATCAGAACCTGGATGAACAGCAAAGAGTGGTACTTGAACAGAGGCATTGCTTACAAGCGCGGACACCTGTACTACGGCCCTCCAGGGACCGGCAAGACTACACTAGCCAGGGCTATTGCACTGGAAACAGGTATGAACCTTTGCTGCTTTAACCTAAACAGTATTTCAGACACAGAGCTTGTGGAGTTGATGTCTGATATTCCTGCAGATTCTATCCTGTTGTTTGAAGATATTGATACGGTGTTTGACGGGCGCAAGAACCTGATCAAAAGCAGTAAGCTGACCTTCAGTGGATTCCTAAACGCTCTTGACGGAGTTGTAACCCTGAACGATGTGTTCATCATTATGACTACCAATCACATTGAGAAGTTAGATGA